ATTTTCATTTTTGCACACTTCTGTCAGGTGCTCTTCGATACCGATCGCGAGAGGTGTATCAATCTTCATCATCTCCCCGGTAATCTTAGCTATAGCCTTATCGATCATATCTGCGCCTCCTTCATCTTCTGCAGCTGTCCTCTCAGCATAGTTACTTCGTGCATAATATTGTCAGCTGCCTTAGGTTTATTAGCACGATACAAAGATCGTGCCTTTTCTTCCTTATATTGAATTTTCTCCTGTAAATACTGCGCTTTGGTTTTGGTTTGTCTTCTGATTGGTGCAGGTGGATTCAGCTTCTCTCGTTCTCTTTCCGCCTGCTCCCTTCGTACATTCTCTTCCATGGTCTTCGCGATCCGCTTCTGCTGCGCTATATACTCCGGATCTTCCAAGAAGCAAAGTGCACGTTCGCAAATACCCTCAGGGTTATCCATTCCAAAACACAATGTGTCCTTTTCCGGACAGAACAGGAAGGAGCCGTATTCTTCGATGCGTTGTTTACGAGATTTGGGTTGCATCATTATTGCTCCTTTCTACAGATAGTTCCTACCTATCAGTGCCATCCAAGTATCACGTGCCTGCTGCGGTGTGATTCCCGAATCGATCAGCTTCTGTTCGTACCAGTGCTGGTAATACATCCGCCACTTGAGATTTTCTATTCTTGCCCACTCTGTTCCATTCGCCTGTAGCTCTGCGTGAAGTTCCGGACACACATCAACTTGGAAGCCCATTTCGATACATGTCTGGCGATACGGTCCGCCCCATATTTCATGGCGCTCAGCTCCAGGAGCACCGGTATACCAACATCGCCTTTGCGGTTTATCCTTATAACCATTAGATAATAGCGGTTTCTTTTTTGTCGGCTTAGGCTTTGGAAACGGGCACTGCTGATAGTACTTATCAAGACCACTATTCGACTTCTCCTGTTTGCTCATATGTATACTTCCTTGTTACTTTTATCTTCTTTCCCGGTGTTATTGTTATCGTTGTTCCATCAACGTTGAACGTGACCTTCTGCATCAATCCATCTACGACCATCAATCCAACTGTTTCTATGGCATCGTAGACCACCTTGTCTACAGGGTTAAAACCCTTCTCTGTGCATGCCGGCCCGATAAGCGAAGATAATCTAATCTTCATGGCAGTTTTCTTCTTTGCCTTTGCTACACCTGAGCAGCTGCACTTTTCTGATGCCAGCTCATTTGCTTCTGCCTGAGTTGCTGCCATAACGCCTATCTCTGTTCCGCAGTACTCGCATTTGCCCATCATGTTTTCCATAAATGCTCTTCTCCTTTAAGTTCTGAATTATCTGCTTGTCCGGAGGTTTTCTCCTGCCGGCCAAAGCTTTCGTTATCTGATTATTCCTGTATATTTCTCGTTCTTCCAGGAACCGTTCTGTCCTATATACACTCATTTTTTGTCATCTTCTCTACCAACTTCGAGTCCATACAGTACTGCTGCTACGAATGCGATCATGCCGCACCATGTTGCTAATAATTCCATAATTACCTCCTATTGCTTAACTGACATTTCTAGGATCCTGCTGGCCACGTCCAGCGCGAAATACTTATTTCCACGACCATCAGGGATATACTGCAACCCATCAAGATATGCGGAGATATTATTCTCCACTTCTTTCTTTTCGTGTCTGTCCTTCTGCAGATACTTAGCCAGCTGATTCTTCGTGATGAAGCCTTTAATACCGAGACAGTCACGCATATCTCTTACTATTTCTTGTCTGTTCAATTTTCTCACCTCCCGCTGCATTACCTATGCACCTTTTACCTGCGGATCGCTATCTGACTGCTCAAAGAGATAGTCCATAGTCAAATCTGGAAAATAGACTTTTTTTATCATCACCATTTCTCTTCTTGTAAACTCTGTCTTACAGAGGATCTTATTCGAAATGGATTTTTCATCTCTTCCGATTGTTTCTGCCAGGTCTTTATTGATAATTCCGACTCTCTTCATTTCTGCCATTAAATTACGCAGCATATTTTCCCTCCTTTCATACCCAAAGAGTAATTCTTTTTTACCCTACAGGGTAATTCTTGATTCGATATTACTACCCTATAGGGTATATGTCAAGAAAATTTTTCTTTTTGCACGCATTTTCTTTCGTTTGAGGGTAAATTATTACTTTACAGGGGAAAAATATTGCGTTAGAATGTACCCATAGATAATGAGAGGAGCTTCAAATATGAGTTTTCTTACTAAATTAGACAAACTGATGAAAGATAAAAATATTAACAAACATCAACTTTCAAAAGAATCTGGTGTTCCATATACAACAATTGATGGTTTCTATAAAAAAGGAACTGAAAACATCAAACTTTCTACATTAAAAAAACTTGCTGCTTACTTTGAATGCACATTGGATTATTTAGCTGATGATGATATATCAGAAGATGAACCAACTATTTACACCATAGCGGCACACCATGACGGAGAAGACTGGACAGAAGAAGAACTTGCTGAAATCGAGCAGTTCAAAAAATACGTTCTTTCCAAGAGAAATAAATAACTACAGTGACATTATTCGGACATTGACCCTGATAGAATTAACCCAAATACACTTTTATAAAGGAATAATATAAATGACAAAATACGAAAAGCTGATGGCTACTTATGGTCACTTGCTTATCGAGGAACGTCCCATGATCAACAAGGGACTTTACGCCGATGGGTGTATTTGGATAAGAGAGGACCTGCATACTAACGAAAAATATTGCATGTTGGCAGAGGAGATCGGGCACTATGAAACTACTGCCGGAGATATCCTTGATCAGAATGAATCCAATAATCGAAAACAGGAATGTGTGGCTAGAAGATGGGCTTATGAGAATATTGCCCCTAAGGAACTTATCGATGCAGCACTCCGCAATGGCTACACCAATGTATGGGATATCGCAGATCATTTAGACCTTGATGAGACTTTCTTAAAGGAAGCTCTTCAGTATTACGGATATTTATCTGCGTGATTCGACAAATTTCGACAAATTATCTTTGAACGATATTGTAATATTTCCTTAAGATATATTTTATAAAAAAGGAGATATTACTATGGCAACCATACCAGTAAAAGTTCAGAATCGTTTTCAAGAAGGTTTGAAAAAGTATAAGAGAATACTTACTAAAGCTCAAAGTCAAGATATCAATGAAAGTGACACCGTAACAATAATTACCGATGTTCTGCAGGATATATTCGGATATGACAAGTACTCTGAAATCACTTCAGAGTTCGCTATCAAAAAGACATTCTGTGATCTTGCTATTAAAATCGATGATGATGTGAAGATGCTGATTGAAGTAAAGTCTGCCGGACTAAATCTTAAAGACACTCATCTCAAGCAAGCTGTAGACTATGGTGCCAATTCAGGAATTGACTGGGTGATCTTAACCAACGGAGTTATCTGGAAGGTTTATAAGATCATCTTCTCGAAACCTATTGATCATGAACTGGTGTATGAGTTTGACATTACTCAGCTGAATACACGTAAACAAGAAGACATGGATTACTTATATCTCTTATCTAAGGAATCCATATCTAAATCATCAAAAGCTTCTCTTCAGGATTTCCACGCACAGAAGCAGCTTGTGAACAAATACATCATAAGCCAAATTCTTCTGTCTGAAGATGCCGCTGCATTTGTAAGACGCTCTATAAAGAAGGTTTCATCAGAGGCTAAACCTACTATCGAAGAAATCCTTTCAATCATTGGAGATGAAATCATCAAAAGAGAAGTCCTTGAAGATGATAGAACTGCCGAAGCCAAGAAGAAAGTGCACAAGGCATTGAAGAAGTAATATAACAAAATAAAAAGCCCCTGTTTCCAAGGGCATGGCTACAACATATGTATAGTTTAATAATAAAAAAACAAGAACCAAATTGTTCCGGTTCTTGCGACAGCTTGCCTATAGTATCATAAATACCAACAAAAATCAATAGATATTCTCATTTTATTGTTGATTTTTTCATAGTTCAATAATATAATACTGGTAACAGAGTTGCCCGATATTTTTTATTGGGATACCAGCTGAGCCAGTAATGGTTCAGCTTTTTACATTTATAGGAGAATTTGCAATGAAAGAACTAAAAGAGCCTTACTCGTTTGAGCAACAATTGAACAAACTTATAGAACATGGCATGATATGTGAGGATACTGATGCTGTTTTGGATTTTCTAAAAAAGAAGAACTATTATCGTATTACCGGATACGCCCTGCAACAACGAGTGTCTGCACATGACAGTAATTACAGCGACGGGACAACCTTTGATAACATATATAAAATTTACCTGTTTGACCAAGCAATTCGAAATATCCTTAGAAAATATATTGAAATTGCAGAAATCTACTACAGGACTCAAATTTCTTATGGTTTTGCAATGCAAAAGTGTACAACTCCCCCGCATGACCAACATTATGACGAAAATAACTTCTATAAAAAAGATGGTTATAAAGGGGTTATGGATAATTTTCAAAGGGAAAAGAAACATTACGAAGACAGCCTAATCATGAAACATCATAAAAGTAAATATAATAGTCGATTACCTTTATGGGCTATGGTAGAAATGATGTCCTTTTCTGATCTGTCAAAATTATATAGTTCAATGTACATATCTGAACAGGATTATATATCTACAGCTGTTGGGACAGGTTCAAAGATGCTTAAGAATAACCTGCATTGTTTGTCTGTTCTTAGGAATAAATGCGCTCACGGTGCTCGATTATATAACACAAGACTTAATCCAGCCGCGCGATTTAACTCTTCATTCTTGAGAAGCAATCCTGACTTTAAATCAGATACATTATTTGCCTATATCCTTGTTTTGTTAAAGCGCCTCCCTGATAGCGATTGTAAACGGTCATTTGTTACAGAAATTATGGCTGCAATAGAACAATATAAAGAAGATATTGACTTTACCTTAATAGGAATGCCTTCAAATTATGAGGAATTGCTCGAAAAGAACACCTAACAATAAAATACCCTCTCACGAAGCTACAAACTTCATATGAAGGTGCGGGCTATGATGTTACAATGACTCAAAATATGGTAGCAAAGAAGGGGGGCTATTTTCCGCTATAATAACAGCTGCCGTTGTCCCCTCAAGTTTCAATACTCTAAGCTTTTCTATTTCTTATTTCCTCTTCACCCTATCGACCGTTGCTATTATTATCACAGCACCTACAGTAGTTGCTATAGTTGCTATAAGTGTCAACATCTTAGCTCCGCTCATATCGAGTATCGCTCCGCCCGCCAGACTTGATATCACAGTTGTCACAGTGATCATAGTGGTGAACAGCGCCTGGCCTT